GTCAATGCAAGTTCAATGAGTTTCATCTTGTCTTCCAGTCGGTCAACAAGTTCCACGTCAATAATGTTGTATTCTACAAACTTTTGCCATCCATTAGTGTAGAAGTCTTTAAATGTATCAAACTCACTATGATCTAGTTTCTTCTGCCCAAGTTCCACACTCGCAATGTAGTCTAGACGATAGGACTCCTGCGCTTTATAAGTAAACTTCTTATAAAGGTCAAGGTAGTCTAACTGAGATATACCTCCAATATCATAAGAGATGTGCTTTCTACCAGCAATGTAAGTCTCGTCTTCACTGACAAGACCCCAAGGAGATAGTCGCTTCATTAACTTCTCACCAAGAATCCTATCGATACGTCGAACCAAATATGGAATATCATACAACTTACTATTCCATCCAGTGACAACTTCAGGTGTGTTGTCAATCCACCAGGCGATAAAATCATTCAACAAATCATATTCATTATTGAACTGTTTGTAATAATGATTGCCTTGCTTTAATTTAAATGGTCCCTGTCCCCAAGTAACAATCTCCTTTGTCGTATAGTCTTGAAGAGTAATCAACAAAACTTCTTCAGCAGCAGATTCTACATCTGGGAATCCATTCTCAGATGCAACCTCAATATCAATAGTCGTTAGTTTGATCTTACTAATATCAAATTTAATCTCTTCCTCTCGGTAATTGTCTGAGATATACTGATAGATAAATCTTTCATTACCGTAAATATTAAAATTCTCTACACCATCATACTTTTTGATGAATTCTCTACAATCGCGTACACCACCAGGTTTAATTGGTTCAACATATTCACCAGTCAACGTCCGATAAAAAGACTTCTTATTAGAAGGCACAAAAAGAGTCGGGGAGTATTTCTCTCGGATCATGAAGTTCTTTCCGTCTTCATATCCCCGAACGAGAAATTGATCCCCGATCATTTGGACGTTTGTATAGAATCTCACTTAGTCAAACTGCTGTACAGTTCTTTGATTCTATCAGTTGGTTCGGCAATGGTCAAGATTTTATCGGAATGAATCTTGAACTTTTGATCTCCCGTAATATCGCCCAACCAATTTTGAAGGGTGCCATCGGGCATAATGTTAAAAGGTTGTACCAGAACACAATCTGGTTCACCCAGGTCTGCAGATGGTGCTTCTTCCAATCTAGTGATCAGAGTTCCGCCTGTTTGAAAAATAACTACTTTAGGTTCCATATCAACAATCCTCACAACCATCGGTAACAATAATAGACTGACTCTGTGGAGCGTCTTCTACATCTTCGCCTAAGATATCTACAAGATACATGCGATTAAGTTCATCAACTGGATCGACAAAAGTTACCAACCAGTCCAAAGGAACTGGGAATTTATATCCTTTGCCAAGAGCAATCCAAGGACTAAGATTAATATCAAAAGAAGTCCTTCCAGTTTCTTCATTTTTTTCTGGTGTGCCTGTATTAACAATACAAGGTTTGTTAAAAAAATAACCAACAACCTTGTCATCCAAGGTCATCTCCTCTACATCGGTAATAATTTGTTCGCCTGTTTTTACAACAGCAAGTTTGACAGTCATGATAATATGCTTTTACAATAAATTATAGCGTAAAAAAGAAAAACGGGCAAGGGTTGATTCTGACCAACCCCGCCCTGCAGCGACGATATTTGGGTATCCCCGCAGTTATTTATAGGTAGTCTTTACGAGCATGATGTTCAGGAACTACCTTTCCAAGGTTGACACTCAGTAACCCATCCTCAAAAGTAACTGATCTAATTTCCGTGTCGTCACTGAGTGTCCAAGATCTGGTGAAAGATCGTTGAGCCATTCCTCTATGGACGTAGTTTGTGTCTTCTCTAGATTCTTTTTGTCCTTCAACATAAAGTTTTCCATATTCGGTGTAAACATTTACCTCTTCCTTTTTGAATCCAGCAAGTGCAAGTTCTAAACGAGATTCTACATTGCTAACTTGAATCAAATTATAAGGAGGATAATTGGTAGAGGATTCATGTACATTGAATAGACGATCAAAGTACTCGTCCATTCCAATACTGTTACGATTAATTCTATCCAGAAGCTGCGGAATATCTGCAGCACTGTATCTCATGAGGTTACCCATGGTTTTAGCTCCTTTACTAAGCGAGTTTATGTTGTGTAGACCCTTACGGCATCCACTACTATTTAACCATAAACTACAAAAAAGAGTAACGGTGATAACCGAATATTGTTATAGGGTTAACCGTTCTCAAGTTGATAATCTGCTATCATAGCAAATAGTTGCATCTTGAGTTTTTGTAAATACTCTTGCTCTTCAGCAGGTCTTGCAGGAGAACCTGGCCACATCTGAATAGAATAAGTTATATGACTATAAAGCATACGGACTTCTTCTATATTTAAAAATAGTTGATATCCGTCAAACTCTTCATAGTCATACTCATCCATATTATTCAGTTACCTCAGCTTTTTTCTTAGATCCAATATTATACTTCTGCTCAAGCACCCAATCACTCTTATCCTTATAAGAAAGAACTTTAATCTGGTTGAGAGGAGCGATATCTAAAATAGACTCGTCATTGACAATACTAATTAAACCCCAGTCAGATAGGAGTCTTGCGATTCTATTCCGTCTCTGCACATCGTTGATAGTAAGGTTAGCGTGCTTACCATCTAAAGCAAAAAGTTCTTTAAAATGCGTAATATAATATCTACCTTGCTTATGGAGAATGTGGCAAGATTGATATAATTTTTTCTCCTTGCGAGATGCGACTCCGATACGAGTAAGTGTCTCACGAACCTTCAAAAAATCATCTGGTTCGTTAAGCATAACTTCTACCATCATATCGGGTTTCCAGTTTACCTGGGGTTCAATAGTGTTTGTCATGTTCCACCAATGTCAAGTCTTTGTTTAATGTAATCGAGTTGTTCCTTTGACAAAATTTTCAAAGCTTGCATTGCTTTCTCATTACTATATCCATAGTATTGTTTTACAACATCAAGATCTTGAATTTTATCCTTTCGGAGCCAAGGAGAGAATCTCTTACGCTTCCTCACAGTATTTATAAAGAACGAATATTGCATGTCTTTATCAAGATGAGGACTTTTATTCATCTCATTTGCAAACAGAATGCAATCCAAATGTCCAGACAAACACTTATTTACAATAAAGGGTGGATAAGAAGAAATATCTTCAGACAAATCCTCTTTTGTAAAGTTGATAGAATTCAACCAATCCTTCAGTTCCATTATTTTTTAAAGTAGTCAGGGATATCTTCAATTTGATCAGTACGCAAGTTAGCACTGACACCAGTAATAGTTGCTCCAGGATTTCTTGCTAAGGCAATCTCTCTAGCATTCTGGAAGTCTGTTGCTTGATACTCCTCCTTCCAGAGTTTGCCCGCCTTGTAGAGTGAGACTTCTATTTTCATAGTTCATTAATAGTAATTCTTTACGTTCCTTTTGATCACTCATGTAATCACCAACAGATCTCATGGTGTATGTAAGATCAAACTCACCTGTTCTCCATTTAGAGTCAGTGAACCGATCTCTCACAAGTTGATCAGAATTGTAACTAATCATCATGTCTGTAGAAGAGTTGTTACAGTCTTCTGCAAACTTGTCGTGATCAAATCCTTTGTGCATCGTGCCACCCTTTGCACCATAGAGATTATCTTTGATGTCATAAGGTGGATCAAGATAAACAAATGCATTAGATCGCTCCGAAGATTCATCTAAGATTTGATCGTATGAGTAATTAGTTATCGTCCAATTATGTATAAGTTGTTGATATCCACTCAATTTAAGAATCCCTTTGCGAGAGAAGTTACTAACAGATGCCTGACTTGAGAAAGAAGATGCTTGGGACAACCCAGAGAAGGAACACTTATTAACAACGTAGAAGTAGATAGCAGTCCACAGAGGATCTGAATTATCTTCTTCGACATATTGTTTTGCGGAGGTGAACAATCCTCTAGCACGATCTGGATCTGGAAACTTTGATTTTAATTCATCAAGAATCACTTCCATTCGTGATCCATTCTCTTGCAACTGTTGCCAAAAGGTTGCCAGAGGATAGTGGAGATCATTTACCCAGACCTTCAGGTGTGGATACTTTTTAGTGAGGTGTACAGCGACACTACCACCACCAATAAATGGTTCGTGATACTCCTTATAATCCCTGAGATCAGGGAAGTAAGGATCCATCTTTTTACACGCTCTAGACTTGCCTCCAGGGTAGCGGAGAGGAGTCTTGTAACTCTTCATCAAAGGATCTCCTGCAAGTTATCAAGAATCTCAGCAGAAGTAATACTCTTCTGTGCAGGTTCGATACCCTTAGCAAGGATAGTAAAATCACCAGGGAGGAACTTAACTTTGGCAGTTGGTGATTTGGGAGTGTAGTAAATACGCTTCTCTACCGTGTCCCAATCAGCAATACCAATTGCCATAGATCCAGTATCTACCAAAAGCATGTAGTCAAAGGTCTTCTCGATCACCTTATTCTCGCCCTGGAAGTTCTTAAGAACGATTGATGAGGTAGACCCATTCTTGTTGAACATCTTGAGTTTACCCTTCATCTCATAGTTGATATTATCCTCAGAGACAAAATCAACTCCATCTTTGAAGTCTCCAACATATTCAAGTTGACCATCACTCCACTTGGCAAAGGACTTCTCCTGCAACCAAGTACGAATAGTTTTGAATGCATTAGACTTCATCTCTTTGGTATTGGTAGCGTTCACGCAACCAAAGAACTCTTCAAGGTTGATGCGATCAATGTTAATCATAATAAAATAAAAGACTCAGAGAGCGAGTTTTTTGCTAGGAGCAATGATGGGACTGAACATAGACTGATACTCAGTTACAATCTGTTCCTGTGCTTCTGAAACATACATTACAAACTTTTTGTCTAGTGTCAACTCCTTCACCTCTTTACTAAGGAGAGGAGACCAAGGGGCAAAACCAATCTGACCATTACCTGCAGGAACAGCAACGATTGGATTAGCAAAAGTTACAGAATCATCAGTCTCTTCAATAAGATCACACATGACATCTTCGCCAGTAGTCAAGCGGACAAGTTTTACGTTCATAATTAATCTTAAAGCAATTTCATTATAGCATGGTTATTTGTCAATGATAATCATCTTGACACTAGAATGTTCCAAAACATTCACAATTCTGACGTATGCCCACGCAGTAAAAACTTGCGGAACAATAAAGGCAATCATTGCCACGATCCAGAACCAGTAGTAATAGTTCTCTTTTTTTTGTGTTCTCATTTGAACTCACACTCCACCATAAGTTCAGTTAAACAAGCAAGCATATTTATCTCCTGGTCTACAACAAAAGCAACCTGATACTGATACTTAGCCAGAATAAGGACAGCACTAGGAATGCTACTAGGAACGAGGGATTCGTAACAAGCATCATAAATACGACGCAGAAGTACGCTAGAATCATTGTCCAAATTATTGACGACCCATTTACGTACTTCGGGGAAATTCTTATCCTTAAGTTTTTTAATAAGGTCATCGGTTTTAAGATTACTGAACGATGCAAGAATCGCAGAGTCAATCTTACCACCCGCAGAATATCTTTGACACTCATTTAATACTCTTCTCCAATCTGGAAAGTGTTTATTAATTAATTCTACCAGGACCTTGTTATCATATTCAACACCCTCTGCATCCAGGATCGCTCTAAGGCGGTTGAAGAACTTGGATGCCATCTCTGGTCGCTTCCCTGAGGGGATTGCAAATTCAATGACGGCACATCTGCTGTGAAGTGGTTCGATGATTTTGTTTTTGTAGTTGCAGGTGAAGATGAATCTGCAGTTACCACTAAACTCCTCAGTAAACGCCCGTAAGAGGAGTTGTACATCATGGGTTGTATTATCTGCCTCATCAATGATGATGACTTTGTGTTTTGCATCTGACGTAAGCGATACGGTCGAAGCAAAGTTCTTCGCATTATTTCGGACGGTATCGAGGAATCTTCCCTCATCGGATCCATTGATGACATAAACATCTACTCCTAGTTCATTACAGAGTGCTTTTGCAATAGTAGTCTTACCACATCCTGCAGGTCCTGCAAGAAGAAGGTTCGGCACTTCGCCTTTAGATAGAAACTCTACAAAAGTTTTTTTGATTTCATTTGGGAGAATACAATCTTCAATGGTTTTGGGTCTGTATTTTTCAACCCACAAAAATTCGTCACGCATGATCATTTATAATTAGTGTTAATCAAAATCCTAGTAGGGGAATTTGTAGGACTCAATCCTGTATGAATGTAATTACCATTAAAGATAATTAATCTATTAGGTTTTGCATCAATCCGTTGCTTTTCGGTCAAAGTCATAAACTCAGGCACCTCTCCAGAGAACAATTTTTGATTGTAAATAATTGTTGGTGCGTCACAATCAGTCAAATGATAAATTGAAGTAAAGTGCTTACCATCAAAATCAATGTGAGGAGCAAACTTAACCTGTTGCCCCCTGTATGTGGTCATGTCCATTCTACAACGAAAAACCTGTTTAAAACCAAAAAGTTTTTTAATTTTTTCGTTCATTGACTTGATAATTTTTACATAGTCATTCTCTTCGTAATAATAGTATTCTGGTTCTTCATGGTCTACAATTGACGAAGAAAATCCATAGTAAAGACTTGGATCTCCTTCGTCACATTCTACAGAGATAGATTCTCTAAGACCCCAATTAGAACAGTCCAGAACACTATTCTTGAGAATAGTATGTGACATGAGATCTAAGAAGTCATCAATGACTACTATGTCTATTTTGTCGATGACTTTTACATTCATTAGATCTCTATTGATGGATGAGTAAAAAGCAAAATAAGATGCAAACTATAGTTCATACTTAGGTTACACTTCGATAAAAGTAACAAGACTATTGCTTGTTTTATATTTAGATTCATGTAACCAATTTAGAAGTAGAAATCGCTAGCAAAAATACTAACATAATAACAACATCCCAAGCTTTAGTCTTTACAAAGTATGGAATAGAGATTAAATCAGCAGCAAAGTTAATGATTACACCTGCTAAAACATTCACATGAAGAATAATGAAATAGGCAGCAATGACACCAATGCTGCCCAATATTCTCATCGACGTGTATATACGCATTAGAAAGTAGAGTCTGGTTCCAAAGCAATATAATAGGTCAAATCATAATCATTGTTGGTAAATCGAGATAAAAGTTTATTTGAGATAGCGACTTTATATGATCCAGGAAGAATTTTGATATTCTCAACTTTAAAGTTGAAGCAAAATTCTGATTCAGTCTCACCAACAATAACCTGAAAGTCATTCGATGTGTCATTCTTCTTGTCATGAACAACAAGTTTGACTACACCTGCTTCACCAACAACTGAGAGATCTGCAAGTTGAAAAGCAAGGACTGCTTTACGAACTTTATCCAACTGTTCTGTAGAAAGTTCAAACTCAACATCAACATTTGGAAGTGTCAGTTCTTTATCAGGAGGGGTGACAATAACACTAGGATCTGCAAAGAAATACTTGGACCTAGTTTTACCCTCTCGGATAACTACATGTCCATCATTTCCAAAATCTAACTCTGGATGGTTATGAAGGAAAACTCCACGAAGGAATTGATTCAAATCATAGATACCAAAGTCTTTGGGGAAGTCTTCTGGAATATCTGCTTCAGCAAGAATGTTCTTCATCACTGAGATAGTGCGAAGTTTGTTACCCTTTTTGAACAGAATGGACTGATTGATATCCGAGAAGTTCTTGAGAAGATTAATAGTTTTATCAGAAAGTTTCATAGGTTCCCTTAATTTCATTATGCAGTCCAGAGAAGTGGTACAGAAGAATACAATAGTGAATTGCTTTCAGAATGTCTTGCTTTGACTTACCGTTCTTTTTACCAAATCGAGACAGGTATTTGATTGCATTAGATCGGCAGAATGGTTCTGCATCACCAATACTTTCAATCAGGTCCAGAGTCTGAGTCTTAGAGTCCTGAGAAGTGTAGTGAGACTTATATGTTGCGGAGAGGTACTCACGAACCTCTTTCATGGTTTTATCTTCTTCATACTTCCAAAAACCATTGTTCGTAAGTTGATCAAGGTTTAAATCAATTTTGTCTTCGGGTTCCATAGTAAGATTAAATGTGATCATATCACCTGACGCTGTGCCAGGATTGCCAGTTAAACTAATGCCATCATCTTCCCAAAAATCTTGACTAGAATCTTTGAATGGATTGGGACGGTTGAGGTCATTACGATCATAGTCGTAATAGTATTTGGAATGATCTGCCATAGTAATTTCCATAATAAAAAGAGGGGGAGGCATTATTATCCTCCCATATTATATCAGGATCCAATCTCCTGGTCAATGGATACCTGCTCACCAGTAGCAGTCAGGTCAAAGTCAGCATCAACTTTGTCATAGAGTTCCAGGAATGCCTGCTTGGTATCATCATCAAATCGACTGATACAAACCTGCATTGCCTTCTCTTTGTTACCAAAGATTGAATATGCCCTGACAATGTGAACCAAACGACGGGTGCTAATCACATCTTCAATACCACCATCGTAGAAGGTCTTACGGATAATGTCTGCCCAGTCAGCAAGACGTTTGTAGAACTCTGTCTCAGCAAGACCAAGTTGAGCACCAATCCCGTAAAGAATTTTGTATTCAATAGCAGCAGTAGGATACTCCTGCTCAAAGGTCACAGGGAATCGTTCCAGGAATGCTTCATTCAGAACGTTAGTGCCAATGAAGCGACCATCGTCAGAACCCTTACCCTTGGTGTTGGCAGTGGCGATGACATTGAATCCAGCGGTAGGTTGAACGAACTTACCAATCTTCTTCAGGAACACACCCTTACCTTCAAGGATGGACTGGAGACAGAGAATCTTGTTGGAAGCAAGGTCAATTTCGTCGAGTAGCAAGATTGCTCCTCGCTGGAGTGCTTCCACGACAGGTCCGTTATGCCAAACAGTTGCCCCATCCACAAGGCGAAAGCCACCAATAAGATCGTCTTCATCAGTTTCAATAGTAATGTTTACACGGATCAGTTC